GCTCAAGGCTCTATGAGATAGCAGAATATCTTCGCGGTCTAGGTAATGACGATGTCGCCTCACACGTTGAGAATTGCGCTCTTGATATGGTGTCGATGAAACATGAAATCCAAACGGCGATGCGCGGAAATAAAGTCTCAATCGAACCAATGACAGATAGTGATGGTGAAGAGATCGTAACAAGTTACAACTCAGGCAGTGATAAGTTTAAAGCTGAAAATAAATGGCATGATCATAGTGATTTTCCGCCCGCTGGTACTGAGTGTGAAATGTACGTTGTCACCGATTGGCATTTGGCACGCATTATTGGAATGGATGAAGAAGACTTGTGTGTAGCAAGTGTCCAGTTTGACGGATTTCGCGGGTATCATTCGTCAGCACAGATAGCTGATTTCAGGCCTTTAAAAACTGACGCCGAGCTGGATAGGGATGCAGCTATTGAAGAAATGTTAACATTTAGCCCTTATCGTAGTTTTAAAATGACGCGAAAAGCTTATGAAGCACTATATGATGCTGGATACCGCCGCAAGCATATGAGCAGGGAACAAGCAGATGAAAGGCTCGCTAATCATGTGAATGATCTTGTTTTACGGCCATTTGCACGAAGCCAAATACTGGATGCTTTGTGCTACGGTAAAGAGTAATGAGGGATATCATATTGGCATTATTCGCACTAGCCTGCGCCCTGTTTATACTCCAAGACCAGGCTCCCAGTTCAGCGTTGCCGCAAACTCCACAGGATGCTCTGTCAGTAGAGCTAACAGATGTGGAGTGATTGGCGTTGAATATCTATCACGAAGCCCGTGGCGAGTCTGTGAAGGGATGCAGCTATTGAAGAAATGTTAACATTTAGCCCTTATCCTAGTTTTAGAATTATTCGAGAAGCTTATGAAGAACTATATGATGATCACGCCAGCGTTAAGGGCACTCAATAAGGAGTAGTAAAATATGAGAATTAAAGAGATTTCCAGCCAACACCGTAGGGATTTTGTAGCCACCCTCGAGTGTGAGCATTGTGATCATACACAACAAATTATGGGTTATGATGATGCAAACTATCATCAGAATGTAATTCCAAGCATTAAATGCCAAAGTTGTGGTGAATCTGCAGGTGACAATTACCGGGCATTATCTACTAAATATGAAGAAGGTGTGCAGGTATGAATATATCAAAGAGAGCACCAGAGTCGATTGGTGAAAAGTTAAAATATGGAACACTGTTTGGATGTGTAATTTTATTCACAGCATCCATTTGGATTTATGTTTTAATAGAGGGTATTTAAAATGAGTAAGTTATTACTAGTAATAGCGATTGCGTTTGCTCCACTTTTTGCAATTGCAAACCAACCAGAGTCGGTACATGAATCCGACTGTGACCAAATGGCATCTTTCGCAGGACTTGTAATGGGCGTTAGGCAGGATGGATGGGCTATTGATGCAATTTCCGATCCTTCTGATCGACCAGGTAGCTTTAAGGCTGTTATGATATCTATGGCTTGGGAGGTGCGTTTATATAATACGAAAAATTCAAGGGATATGGCCATCAGCTCATTTTCGGATAAGTGGAAAGCAAAGTGCATGAGGAAGTTTGGTTTGGATTGATGAGATATAACGAAATAGGGCGATTTGAAGGATTATGTGGTACTTGGTCGCAGTAAACCCAATTTGAGGTACATAGGATGCCTGGCGAGAAT